TAGACCCAGTAATGTTTTGGAATTTAATTCTAACCCTTGTGATAGCACCTGCTATATGGACATTTCGTAATGTAATGATTGAGTTAAAACGCATAGACATACTGCTAAATAAAACGAGAGAAGAGTATGCATCAAGGGCAGAGATGAAGGACGAGATGCACGGAGTGATGGAAGCATTACATAGACTAGAAGATAAGTTAGATAGAGTTTTAAGTAGAGAGAGCAAATGATTCAGTTTCAAGGATTTAAGCCATCAGGCATAGAAAAGATAGCCAACGCTATGGGCTTTCAGGGTGAAGAGAAAGACTTCCAAAAGTTTTTAGAAGAGAATCCTGATAGACAGGCAGAGATGATGCGTTATCAGGACATAGCACGTAAGATGGTATCTGGGGGTTACGTAAATAAATATCAAGAAGGTGGCACAGTAAAGAAAGACATACGTGATATATCCTCTAGCATGGTTACAAATCCTAAAGTACCTGCAGGTGCAAAGGTTACTCCGTTTGGCATACCTCAAGGTGATACAGGACAAACTGTTCCAACAGATTCTGGACAGGTCACTGGTACACCAACAGCCACTACCACTACAGCAAGCACAGCTACTTCAAAAATTCCTGATACACTAGATGCAACCACAATGCAAGCTGACACAGCTATAGACAAAGTGACAGCCGTAACAGACGCACTTCAAGCTGCTCAATTAGACCCAAACGATCCACGAGCAAAGGTAACTGCAGCAGAAGCTACCAAGTCAAGTGTATCCGATCTAGCGTCTGCACAAGGTACAGCTATCAAGCTAGAGAATCCTGTACAAAGAGAGATACAAACAGGAGAACTTATTGAGCCTGTAGCTAACGCAGAGAAAGCATCTAAGTTTACAGAACAGATACAGGCTGCAGAAGCTACACCCACAGACAAAGCTACTGTACAAGGACAGTTAGCTACACTCACAGCAGACTTCGATGCAAAGAATCCACCTGCATGGGCAGCAGGAGCATTAAGAGGTGTACAAGCACAGATGCAAGCCAGAGGTATGGGAGCATCTAGTATTGCAGGACAGGCAATGGTACAGGCAGCATTAGAGTCTGCCTTGCCCATAGCACAGGCTGATGCACAGACAGTGGCATCTTTCGAAGCACAGAACTTATCCAACCGACAGCAACGTGCAATGCTTGCGGCACAGCAACGTGCTACCTTTATGGGCATGGAGTTTGACCAAGCTTTTCAAGCAAGAGTACAAAATTCAGCACGTATAGCTGATGTAGCTAACATGAACTTTACTGCAGAGCAACAGATAGCTCTGGAGAATAGCCGTATTGCTAACACTATGAATCTTACCAACTTGAGCAATAGACAGGCAAAGGTGATGGCAGAAGCAAGTGCGTTAGCAAATTTAGACATGGCTAACCTAAACAATCAACAGCAGTCAGCCGTAATGAACGCACAGAACTTCATGCAGAGAGATATGGCTAACCTGTCAAACCAACAACAGGCAGAGATATTTAGAACACAGCAACGAGTACAGGGTTTGTTTACAGATCAAGCTGCCGTAAATGCATCACGACAATTTAATGCTACGAGTGAGAATCAAACTAAACAATTCTTTGCTAACCTAGATACACAAGTGTCGCAGTTCAATGCTGCACAAGCAAATGCACAGGCACAGTTTAATGCAGGTGAAGAGAACGCAGTAGCAAAGTTTAACACAGAAGTGCAGAATCAAAGAGATCAGTTTAATGCAAACAATAGACTTGTCATTGACCAGAACAATGCACAGTGGAGAAGGCAGATAGCAACAGCCGATACCGCTGCAATTAATCGTGCCAACGAAATAAATGCACAGAACCTGCTTGGCATATCTAACACAGCCTACAATAATCTGTGGAGCTACTACTCTGACGCTATGCAGTACGCGTGGACAAGTGCAGAGAATGAGAGAGATAGAGTTGTAAAGTTAGCCGAAGCACACTTAGTTGCTGACTCTAGCTATGACATACAGCAGTTAAAGAATGACCACTCTTCAGCCACAAGCTTTGGTAAACTTATAGGAACATTCTTGTTTAGCTCTATGAATCCTCTATCTAATATAGCATTAACAGTATAGAGGTATTAATGTACAACCCTACTAATCCTGCAAAACAAGTTTATAAGACAGCAGATATGCTTCTTACAATACTAGGCTCAAAAAAAATAGAGAAGCCAGAAAATAAGTCAAAGGGACTTTTAGCAAAAAGTAATTATATGAGAACTATGGCTACACCTAGAGAAGAAGAGCCTATGGATATTGCTTTACAATACGCAAAAATATTTAGAGAGAAAAGAGAGAGTTTAGATAATGAATCAAGTAGTTAGTAAACAGCTTACACTGGATGCTCCAATTCCCGGAGAAGGAATGACACATGAGCTAGGGGATAGACCTTGGCAAAAACCTGCTCAACACACAACAGTAGATGAAGTTATACCCTTTTATGTAGAGAAAATACGTAATCCTGACTTTACTCCAGAACTTCTTGAAGTAGTAGAGCTTGGCTTTCCACTTACAACTATTGCAAACTCCATGCAAAATGCTGCAGTTATGGAAGGGGTACACAGTGTTGATGTAGGCATATTAGCATTACCTGCTATTGTGGAGCTACTGGCATTAGTATCAAAAGAAAATGATGTGCCTTATAAGACTGGACTAGAAAGACCTGAAGCACCAGAAAAACCTATGGCAACAGAAGGGGATATAGCGTTGGCTATGAAAGAGATAAATATGAAAGAACCAAAGATTGAGGAAGACATGCCTGTAGAAGAAGAACCACAGGCTGAACCTATAGGATTAATGGCAAGGAGAGAAATGTAATGGTATTACCGTTGTTAGGAATTTTAGGATTAGGTGCGGCAGGAGCTTTTGGAGCTGCAGGTAAGGCTATTGCAGGAGGTGCAGGGGAACAATATTCAGATTTATATGCACAAGATAGAAAGAATGTAGTAGCTGAAAAGTTAGATTATCTAAAAAGAAAAAGATTAATGGACGATGCTGAAGCAATAACAAGCCAAAAAGAGTTACTAGAGAAAAATAAAAATAAAAAAGAAGCCAGAGCAAAAATTAAAAATACCCTAGCTTCTATACAGACTAGAATAACTCCAGAGGATTATCCTTATTTAAATTTTGCTGCTCAAAATGGTGAACCGGGATTAAATAGATTTGTAACAATACTAAATGAGAGAGACAAAAATCCTAATTTAAAAGGCACACCATTAAGTGATTTGTATAAGGTTGACACAGAAGGTTTTAATAATTATTTAGGTTCAAAGACAGATAATTTTGATTACTTGACTGAAGCTGTAGATGCTTATTTTGGAGAGAAAGATATAGGTCTGTCTTTAACAGAAACAGAAAAAGCACGAGGTTTATTTTCTTCAGAAAAATCTAACAAAGCAGGGCTACCTACTACTTATGTGGGCAAAGACATTGTGCTTACTGCAGGGCTTGACAGATTAAATGCTACACAAAAGATGCCTGAAAATATAGTTGAAAACTTTGGTATTACCACTAAAGCCCTACTAGAAAAAAGAATAAAGGAAAATCAAGAAAACATAAAAAAGAAAAATGAAGATGCCGCAAAGAAAAATCTTTTTTCTAGAAATGATATTGACTTTATTGTGGGAACTCCCCTAAATAAAAAAAGGAAACAAGCAGGTTTATCAATAGAAAGTGTAGATGCAAATACTAAAGAAATAACATATACAAATATAAATTTGAATGATCTCCTTGAGAAAGGACCAGAGATAAGTTTAAACGCAACTAGAAGGTCTTTGCTGACCACTACAAAATTTTTAAGGGATATTCACGGAGTTACTGGATATAATAGTTCACAGGGTACAGTAACTATAGACCCTGCTTTTGAAGCAAACTACCCAAGTCAATCTAAAAATGCTCTTTTTAATGTTGCATTAGTTAATGAATTTACTAATATTTTAGATAATGATGTTTCCACTTATTTAGCCACAGCCAATCATTTTGCTACAACACAAGGCACAAAAGAAATTCCATATTTAGAGAATACATATGGCACTAGAACTTTTGAATCATATCAAGATAAAAATACACAAATATTTAAACTGCCCTTTGATTCTACAGAAAAAACAGATGCAGAGACTTTACAATTTGTATCTTCTAAAGCAGACTTAAACATGTTTAGTGGTAACACGTATGGAAATCATATAAAATCATTTCAAAATGGAGCTATAATTGTAGACAAAAATGAAAAGCCTTTTGCTGTGCATATGGGAGATAATAATTTTATTACGTTTGGGCAGTTCTTAAACACAGGTGCTTTTGGTAAAGACTTTGTAATACGATAATATGGCTAATTTTCAAAATCAAATTGTACCACAAGACGATGATCTATTTGATGGGTTAGACCCTGCTGTGTCGGTGGACACGGTGGATACTGGCAATACTGCTACGCAAGATGACGTTTTGTTTGATGGTTTTGATGAAGTAGAAACTGAAAACGATGATGATAATCTAAAGCCTACTATTCCTTCACATTTAGATAGTAATAATTTTAAACAAGGTGTTCAAATACCTCCTGTTGAAACAGAGGTTGAAGAGACAGATGATGAGAACTTCACCTTTTTTAGAAATATAAAAAGAGATTCAGCAGAAGTAGACGAAGCGTATCTCAATTCTTTTTCCCCCTTAACTGAAAATAATGAACAACTCGCAGAGTTATTTGAAAAAATGCACCCTGACGGAACAGAAGATGATAAAGTGTCTTTTGTTAAATATGTATTTGATGAACTACACGATTTTGAAAAACAAAAATTTCAAGATAATATGAATGACCAAAAGGGTAGAATACCTTTTAATGAAGTTAAAACGATAGGGCAAGCCTTTAAGAACGCTACTATAATTACAAACGCTGCTAATAATCAAGCTACTTTTGGTTATTGGTCTGACCTAGTATATGATACTAGCAGGTTAATAAGTGAAGATTTGCCTGAAGCGTATGCAAGATATGGAGGTGGTTTTAGAGATATACTAGAGATAGTAGGCTACGGTATGCAGTTATCATTAGATACACTTCAAAGACCTTTCATACCTGTTGGTTATCCTGCTAAATCAAATGTAATAGACGATTCTGTTTTTGATGTTGATCCACAAAAACTGGCTGATGATACTATAGATTTTTTGGGAGAATCGTTTGAAGCTTCAGTAGTATATGGAGCTAGTCCTGTAAACACAGCACAAAAGTTGGTGATGTCTAGAAAAGCTTTTGGAAAAGAGATTGAACGTGTTGCTTTAGATGCCAAATTAGAAAAGGTAATTAACAATCCTAAATTTATGGAGAGACTAGCAAATAATACCTCTCTTCTAAAAGGAGAAACTAAAAGATTGATAGCCAACAAAATAATAAAAACTCAAAAAGAAATAGCTAGAATAGCAGAAGTAGCTAAAAATAATAATATGAAACTCAATATATCAGGGTCTGCACCAGATTTTTATAAAATACTTGGGGCAAACCAACAAGTAAAGAATGAGATAATAGAAGAAAATGCTAAAATTGCAAAGAATAATGCACAGATTAAAAATGATATAATAGAGCAATTTGAAAATAATTTGTTAATAAATAGAGGGCAAGATGCTGATGGTAAAATATATACCAAGAGTAGAGTATTTACAGAGGAAGATAAACGATTAAATAGAATACCAGAGGGTAAAAAAGTAGGAGATGAAAACGATGAATTTGTTTCTATTTCTGTACAAAAGGGTGGCTTTAGAGTTATAGACATAGATAAAGTTAAAGAAGTTGGTAAAGGAGTTTTGACTGCTGCAAACATAACAGATGATTCAAATGCTCCAGAACTATTATTTTTTAGAAGACTTGCTAGTAGTATTGACGAAAATACTTTAACTAACCCTATATTAAAACCTGAAAAGCTAGATGGTCTTGTTTCTTTGGTTACTAGGCTACAAGAAAAGGGAGTAAAGTTTAATAAAGATAAAACTTTTTCTCAAAATTTATTTGAGCTAACATTAAAGAATGATTTAAAACTGGATACTGGGGATTTATTAGAAGAATTAACAAAATCTGGATTAAGCTTTGAAGACTATATGACTGCTGTTGTAACTTCTGGAACTGAAGCTGCTACATTAATGAACAAGTTAAGTCAGATGAGTAAAAGGATGCAAACTTATACTTTTAATAAGGGAGGTGGAGAAAAAGCTAGATTAGCACTAGAAGAAAAAGCCTATTGGAAAGGCTTGATAGGTTCAGAAAATTTCTATCAAAAATTAAATACTTTCTCTATACGTTTTGAGTCAGCTAGAAGAGGTATATTGGTATCACAATTACCTACTGCCGTAAGAAACTTCGAAAGTGTTATTGGAGCTGCTCCTGTAATGGCTGTTGCTAATATAATGGACACCATGATGTATCAAATGGGACAAGCCATGAAAAATGAAAAAGGCTTTATAAATAAAACATGGGGAGTTGCAAAAGGGTTTGGAAGTATATCTCCACTAAAACTCGCTGACGCTAAAAATCTTAAAAATCCAAACATAATAAATAGGCTAACAGGAAAAGGTATAAGTTGGACGGATAACTGGATAGGAAGTACAGAGTCTTTACGTAATATGTTTAATTATACAGGACAAAAGAATTTAGACCTAACTTTAAAATATTTCTTTCAAGAAGCAAATAGAATGGATGATTATAATAGGTTGATGGATTCATTGAATGATATTAATAGAGTAAGAAGACAAACACAAGTAAAAAAAATTCCAGAAAAATACACGTTAAATGATAAGATCATGGGAAATATTCCTCCCGGAAAAAAGGTAGGAGATACTACAGGAAATATAAAATTTGTAGAGGTAGGGCAAGAGTTTGATTCTAGTTCTAAAACTAAGGCACTGGTTACAGGAACAGCCACAGCTACAGATAAAATTTTAACTACCTATGAGGACATGGTATGGGGGTTAAACTTTTTGAACAGGTGGCAAGAACACCACACAAGAAGAAGTATCGCCTACGGAGAACTTTCAAGACAGTTAAGAAATAAATGGAATATAGATTTTACAGAAGCAATAGAACGAGGAGAAATGTTTGATATTCTTAATGATGCTTCTAAATCCAGTAAGACAGGAAAGGTTTTAAGACCTGCTGATGCTCCCTCTATAGCAGAGCTAATGGATATAGCTGTAGAAAAAGCTCTTAAAGGAACTTACTCAGCATCACCTGATAACGCTGCTTTAAAAGCATTAGAAAAACTTATTGTAAACATAGATCCTCTAGGAAATGTATTAAGTTTGGGAGCTAGTATTTCTGGGTTAGCAAAAGGAGATAAAAAAGCAAATGTTATAGCTACACCTTTTAAAGGAACAGCAATACTGCCGTTTCCAAGATTTATATTAAGTCAAATGGAGTTGTCTGCTCAATTTACTGCAGGAGGATTTTCTGCAGGAGGAAATATGTTAAGAAAGTTATTTTTAAGAGGGGCTTTTGGAAGGAAAAAATTATCAACATATTATACAAAACAAGATAAAAAAGCAGGATTAGTACCAGAAGGTAAAAAAGTAGGAGATGTAAAAACTTTAGGAACTGGAGAAGACATTTTTTCAGAAGCCGACAGAGAATTAATAGCCAAAAATTTAGTAGGGTTTTCTGTTCTTGCAGGAGCATGTGAGTATAGAATGTCCGATAAAGCACCATCAGAATACTATATGTTTCCTAATCCAACTGACGAAACAAAAACTATAAACTTAACACCTATGCATCCTTTAAGACCCATAATGTTTATGGGAGAACTGTGTTCAAAATATAGAGAAGCAGGAAATGTAGAAGTAGAAAAAAATAATGTAAAAACTTTAAATGAGCATGACCAACGTGTCGCTTATAGAGAAGCAGGGTATGATGCAATATTCCAGTATATAATCAAAGAAAAAGGATGGAAGGAAGGTATGCAAACTTTCATAGGGTCATCTGTAAGAATGGGCGTAGGGAGTGAGATAGTTACAGGGGTTGAAAGTTTTTTACAGGATATACAATCTCACATTGGAGAAAAAGGTTTAAATGATCTTATGTTGGGAGAGAGAGGTGCAAAACTATTTAGCACTTTTTGGGGTAACTACACTCAAACACACGTAACAACTCTAAATCAACTTGTTGACCTACAAAGATCCACAGGTATGAAGACGGACACTTTTAAAGAAACTGCACCAGAATTTACTCTAGACCCAGTTATAAACGCAAATAACTATTTTTACAGACCTTATATAAAATATGCATCAATATGGCAAGAAAGAGAATTAGAAAATAAGATGTTTCTTTTTGATGAAGACTTTCAAAGGGTAGCAAAAAAAGATGGTGAAATAGTTGTAGTAACAGAGGGACGAAAAAAGAGAGAAGCTCCTGCAGCAAAGTTTATAGGATTAACAGTAGAAACAGCTGAAACAGACGATCAAAAGTTTTTTAGGGATTTAGGATTTATAGATTATACTATAATGAGTAGACAATTTTCAAAAGGAGGAAAGAAGTTTGAGATGCAACTACTTAAAAGAGAAATACCTAAAGTAAGAGATTTTGCAGAAGACTACTTAAACGGTCTTATAGAGAGTGGAGAATATAGTTTAACTGTAGCAAGGACAAAAACTAAAGCTCTAGTACAGGCATCTTTTATAGGATTAAGAAACAATAAGACTTACAAAGACATAACAGGAAATGCCATGTCAGAAAACGAGTTACGGTATAATATATATAAGGTTATTCCGAAAGCCCATAGAGAAATAGGTATGTACGAATGGATGTTACAAAACTCTGATACAAAAACCATGCGATTTGATTACACAAATAATACACACATAGATCAACTCATAATGTATGGTCTTTATTCTGCCAGTCAGACAGGAGAGCTGTCTCAAAAATTAATAGAAGATACTTTACAAGCACTTAACAATACTAATGTAAGGAAAAGTAAACTTTCAGAAATAAAAGAACAAATGAAAAAAGCTTTTAGTGGGGAAGATTAATTTTATTAATTAACTTTTTAATCTCTCTCAAATGCTTATCATACTCTTCTAGCTTGTGGTTTATTTCTTTCAGCACTTCGAACAGAGTCTTTGGTTCTCTGCTTCGTTTGTCCATGAAATCCTTTGCTTCTTTTTCTAATTCCATCTCGTCCTCTACTTAAATTATCATAGTAGGCTGTATTGAACCCACGTTCCCATTCTCTATACAGCATAGTATCAGAGCTATAAGGGTTGCGAATCTTTCCATAAACAAAAGCATCGTAACCTTTCATCCACTGTATCTTCAGTGGTGCATCATGTTTACCTAGTCCTCGTTCTTTTCTGGATAAGTGCTTCATGTCAAATCTCCTTCTTTAACAAATTTATTTTTTTCCGAACATCCAATAAAAAGAACAGTAGCTCCCTTCTCTTTTTTGTGTATGTGTTCCTCTAATGTTTTATTAATGTGAAGGTTGTATTTTTGTAAATACGAAATACATTCTTCATATGTGTTGAACGTATCGGCTTTGTACTGAATAACATTGACCATGCCGTTCAGAAGAAGTGTTGCATATATTACTACTGCTCCCATACTATGCACCTATATCCACTATTTCACAACTGTCACCAGAACAAGCAAAGGTTTGTGAAGAATTAGTGTGATCTTCCTTCTCATATTTTGTAAACTCATTCCAATCAATATGTCTGAATCTACTGCTAAAATTATTGTATACCTCTTCTGTACAGTCCTGATAGGGTGCTTGTTGGTAAGTATGATCGGAGTGTGGTAAAAATGACACACCTGACATTTCATCAAAGTGTTTGAATACAAACGCACCAACTTCCATCCACTCTTCATCACGTACTGACACAGTAACAGATGGTTTATGCTCACACCAGTGACGCTGATACATGAGCCACATCTCTAGCTGTTCTATTGCTGTCATGTCGTTTCTTAAAATAGATTTCTTTGGTGACTTCATAGGAAAGCTAAACACTGTTTGTGTATCAGGCTTCATAACGTCAGGTTCATTAGGTATTTGGCTATCCATCATAAACTGAGTGAGAGGATCTTTATTGTCACCACGCACAGTCCTAATGTAAAAAGAGCTATGACGAGGGTGTATACCACTGCTTGAGTCAACAAGTTGCGATACCGTTCCACTTGGTTTGACACACGTAATTGCTGTGCTTTGTGGAATACCGAAGATAGCTGACCACTCTTTGTTTGTTTCGACAGCAACTTCCCTGAGTTTAGTGAGGGTTTCTTTAAGCCCATGTTTCCTCCCATTTGTTAATTCATTATCCATAATACCTGTAAGGCTCACACCAAGAAGTCTTTCTTCTTCTGTGTTATCTTTCCATACTTTACGGAGATACGGAAACTTTGTAAGCGTAGACTGTGCTGTGCCAAGTATAGTAGCCAACATAACCTTTCTTTTTAAGTCATCAAATCTATCTTTGGCTCTTACCACAACCTCTGTAAGATTACAGAACTGATAAGGACGCAGTATAATTTCACTGCAAGGATTGCAACCAAACTCATAATCTGGGTTTCTACGACCAAACTTGCTTGCCTGTGCTTTTGCTGATGTTCTGTTAAATATACCACGTTCTCCTGACTTTGATTCCACGAGAGATGTCCACTCACGCAAGAATGTTTCTCCGTCAGGCTTGTCGGTGTAACATACAGAATTGTTTGACAGAGCCATCTGTGGTGCTGTCTCCCACCATGTACCAGACTTAGCATGTCTCATGCGTCCATCAGATAGGTTAGATAAACTAATCATAGCCGATCTTCTTACACCACCAGAGACTACAACTTCCCCAACCTTGCACATAAGATTATGACAATCATAGCTAGACAGCTTGCGTCCTTTGTTTTGACGAAACAAGGATACTGTGAAGTTAAATAAATCTACAAGAGGAGCAGGACCACTAGCTCTACCACCAAATACTTTGAGTCTAGCACCTGCAGGTCTTACCTTTGATACATCCCACATAGGAACTTCACCCATATACAAGTGTCCTATAAGCTTACGCAGAGACTTTGCCCATCCTTCTTTGCTGTCTTGAACGTGTATGATTGTGTCTACGTCTTCTAAATCTTCAGGAATGTCTGGTAGCTTGCTTACGTACTGTCTTTCTACAGAGAAGCCAACACCAGTACCACATAAAAGAATATACATTGCTTCATCAAAAGATTTAGGGTCATCTACAGGTAGATAGCTACAGTTGTACCCTGCTGTATTGTCTCTTTCAAGTGCAGATCCTGCAGTCATTAAGGCTCTCATGGAAGGCATAACTTCTAGCTTAGTTATAGCATCCTTAATTTGTACAAGGGGAAGATGCCCCTTCACTTTCTGTGACATATACGACACGTATCTATCCACAGTTTCTTCCCATGTTTCCCTTCTGTTCTCTTCGTCTATCCACCTAGCGTATCTAGATATTGCAATAAATTTTTGATAATCATTCATACTAATTCTCCATTGTTATTTTTATATGTTTCACTTTTAGCCCATCAATATCATAGATAAACTCTTCTAATGCTTCCTGTATCTCTTCGCTAGGATCACCGTCAGCAGGGATAGGATATTCATCCTTATCTATATCTAATGTTAGAAATACTTTAACAACCATTGTCCAACTCTATACCAAAGCTAGTAAACACATCAGTCGAATCTTTACTACCTTTTTTTACTTCAATTAACTTATTGAGATACCATTGTGCTTTCTCTAAATCCTGCACACCGTTCTTGTATCGGTATCTCCAAAGGTACTTCATTATATTACCTTGTAGATAATACTCGTAGCCTTCTCCTGTAGCCGATTGAATAGCTTCAATACATTCTACACCAAACTTATTATAATGTGGTGGACTATTTACCATATCTTTATCCTTACAATTCATTTCCCATTTTGCCATATTATGCACTCCCATCTGTATCGTTGTTAAAGTTTATCTTAATAATATTATCTTTCCGTCCTATTACTTTACCATTCTTTTTGGGAGGGTCAATCTCTTTTTGTATAATATCCCAAAGTTTATTTCTTGACTCTTCATCTTCTTCCATAAGAACAGGACAGGCTAGAATCATTCGTACAAAATCCATAAGAGAGAAATACTCTTCATCGTTCAACGGACTATGATCGAAAGAATCTACTGTAAGGTTTATACTACCTGTCCACTTATCGTTCTTTATCTCTGGCGATACACGTATACACATTTCTTCGTCTTTGAATCCTAGAAAGTTTAATGTTTTATTGTTCATACTTTTTTATTCCTAAACTGTATAACTTTTGGGTGTTCTTTCTTACCTCTTTTCTTCAGCCATTTCTCTGGTATAACTCTGTTACAATACAGAAAGCCATGCTTCTCGCACCATTTGCCATAAGAAGTTTTAGAACCCTTTCTTAACTTACTATTTTCATTTTCAAACACAAACCTAATGTCTAATTTAGGATGTTGCTTCTTTATTAAAATATGCTTGCGTCTATCAGCCACAGTAAACCTGCCTTTAGTTTCTATGATTATACCATTCGGCAAAACAAAGTCAGGAGTATACATTCTGTAAGCTAGGTCTTCCCACTCTATCTTCATACCTTCGTATATAAATGGAATGGAGAGTTCTTTCAACTCCTCTGCGATCTTTACTTCAAGACCACTACGGAAACCTAGCCTACGTGCTACTTTATATTTGGAAGAAGCGTACACTTACCACCAGACAGATGTGGATCTACCAAACGGAAAGGCTTTCAACCCAAGAGCTTTTAGCTCGTCATTAAGAGCTTCGTCTGCAGACTTTCTAGCATCCATTGCTATCTTCAAACCTTCATACTTTCTCTCACGATAAGCTTTCTTCATCTCCATAAGTTGCTTTTCCATTTCGCTAATTTCACTAGCCATTTCATCTAGTGTGGTGTTAGATTTATCATTCATGCTACATTCTCCTTTCCTATACTAACATATGAAACAATTTTAGGTTCTTTAGCTTTGGACAACAGGGAAGGTAGTTCTTGTAAGTTCTCCCAACATGAATTTTTATATCGGCAGAAAGAACAAGTTGTACCTAACACCCTATTGCCTGTAGCTTTACCTCTGAAGGTTTCCTCTACAGACTCAAAACATCTTTTAAACACATTACTCTTTACTACATTGACGTTTGTTTTGAGCTTTTTAACTTCTTCATCTACGTCAATATTACTTGCAGGTACGTACTTAAACTGACCATTGGCTTTATTGACAACCCACCAACCACCTGCTTTCTTACCAGAAGCTTTGGCATAACCTGCCAACTGCCCCACGTAACCAAAAGGATCTTCTTCGGCAAGGGTATCATAGGATTCGAATTTATTTCTGTACGACCAATCTGAAGCAGACTTTATATCGTCAACTGCATCATCTAATATTAAATCGTATGTACCACTTACTTTAGTTTCACCTAGATCTAAAGACACCTTATCGGAATCCTTAAATTTCACTTTAGCTTCTTTCATCAATCCTTTGAATACAGCTTCAACTATATCGCCAAGCATCATGTTCATCACGAATGTTGTAGGCAGAGGGTCTGCGTAATCTGGCATGTTCTTTTCAAACCAGAGTTGGCAAGATGGTCTGCCTACATTTGACATACGTAGTTGAAACTCTCTGCGTTTAGTCTTCTTACCAAATTGACGATTCAAGGCTTCTCCTATGTCTTTCTTAATACCTGCGATGGTTTTAGCAGACATAGAAGTTTTACCATTGGTTGCATCTTCAAGGTACTGATGCAGAGCTATTTCAGAGGGATGGTTCATTCGAATGGAATCTCCTCTGTTTCTACCAAGTCTTGAACGATGTCCATATCCATGTCCTCTTTCTTACGAGAGTTCTCGTTCCAAGCATTGATTATGTAGTCATTGTAATTATCAATCCACTGCATGAAATCGGCAAAAGTTTGCTGATCTTCTTCAGATAGCTTGATAATGCTTGTGAGGTTAAGAGACACAGACGGTATATAGAAACTATTACCATTGGGTAACTTCCTCTGCTCTGTAGCCACTTCGATGTTGTGTTGTGGTGGTAGTCTCTTCATCTTGGAAAGCTTTACGAAACAGTTGCCAAGTATTTTAAAAGCATCTCTGTTCTCGACTTCCCAGATGAAAGGAGTAACACCCACCTCAACGCTATCTCCACTAGCATTAACAGGATTGACCAACTCAACTGTGCCTAGTATAACACGGACTCTTTTGATCTGCTTGATAAGATCCTGTGTGGATTGATCAAGAGCTTTGAAGTCTTGAATGAACCCTGCAGGTTTACCACAGTTAAAGCCACCATCATTGTCCTTGAGGTCAACATTAAGATTGTCGTTCATAACAGTCTTAATATATTTGTTTGGGGAATCGTTTGTACCCATGACAAATCGCTTGTACATATACCTCTGTACGAAAGGGCGAACCTTCGCTGTGGTGGAATAAAATGTTTCACCATCAGGGATGTCAAGTTTGTATGTGCCACCCTCGACAACCTCTACGTTTACATTCTTTCCTTTCACTTCTTCCTGTCCCATGATAGGGGAATGATTGATGCGTAACCTTGCGAGTGTGCTTGCTTTTTGCTTTGTACCTGTGTCAGTAGCCATGCCCATAGCTTTAGCCATGACTGCATAGTTATCTGTGTCGATTGTGGTAATGTTTGTACTCATGTATTATCTCCTTTTCAAATTAACGAATCTATAGTTATATCATAAGACATCTTTGGTGTCAAGCCAATTATCTCCTATTTTAGACTCTAACAATAAAGGTACATTAAAGTCTATATTGAAATGATTGTCAACTATATTTTTTAAATTTTTATTAATATTTTGCATTACTTTTAATACAGCTTCTTTCTCATCAGGATGAATGTCTATGACGATGGAATCATGCACAGAATTTACGATACAACTCTGCATATTTTCTAGCTTTTCGCTGATCTTTATCAGCACCAGAGGAACAATGTCAGCCGTAGCAAAACTCTGTACAGGATAGTTCTTTATCTGCGTGCCATACGTAACCTTACCTTTGCCCTTTCTCTCTACATCTGGAAAAGAAAACTCTCTGCCTGATGGTGTACGTATCTTTAGTGTTTCAAGAGCTTCGTTTGCAAGGTTCTCATGCCATGCTCCAATGCCCTCATACTTACCAGTAAACTGCTCGTAGTATTCAGCTTCTGCTGTAGTCCTACCATAGCCTGTAGCACCGTAAAGAGGTGCAAAAGTATGTGCTTTCGCTTCTTGTCGAGTTGTAGGCTGTCCTGCATCAGAGATAACTTTGGCTGTATATGCGTGTACATCTACACCGTTTGCTATCTCTCGCATGGCTGTCTTGTCTTGAGACAAAAACGTAGCAACTCTAAACTCTAGCTGTGCAAAATCAGACTCTAATATCTGTCCTTCTTGCCAACGAGACACAAACACTCGCTTCACAGGGAATGTACCACCTCTAGGCATATTCTGCATGTTAGGGTCTGCACCACTAAATCTGCCTGTAGAGGTGCGATGCTGTAGTAATCTAACGTGTAGCCTACCATCAAGCTTTACATGGTCTGCTATGCCCTCTACAAAGCTAGAGAGGTAGGTTTCTACAGCCGATAACCTGCGTATATTCTTCAGGAATCTTTCAGCTACAACGTCCCCTTGTCTCTTTGCTTTGTTCTCTAATGTTTCGATGTTTGCCTTATTGATTGTGAATCCACTGTGACTCACCCATCGTGCATTACAAGGCTGTCTCTTTAGTCCTGCAATATCTTTCGATACCTGCTTGTATATAAATCCTTGACTGTCACATGTCGAACACTTTGACATCTTGGCATATGGCTTACCATCTTTACGAATCCGTTGCACAAACCCTTTGCCCTCACAGGACTCACACCTAAATGCTTTCTTCTTATATATAGTCTCTGCTTTGTCACGAATCTTTTTGCTGAATGACTTATGCTCCATTCTATTATGAAAGCAACTTGACCAATCATTCTTGTCTTTTGGTTTACGACTATATATAACCCAAGACAACTGCTCTGGACTATTGAGATTGATAGGAATATCCCCCATGAGTTCTCGCACCTGTACATTTAAATCATCTATAAGTTTTTTCTTCTCTGCTTCAAACTCTTGTTTAACTTCCTCTAGCTCAACATAGTTTACCATAAAACCGTTTCGATATATCTTACACAAGCAGACAGCCACCATGTTGGTTAGGCTCACAGTGTTCATAAGTCCTGCATCTGCACCAGACAGCCTTTCGAAAAGTTTGTCTGCCAACTGATCTGTAGCACGTAAGTCGTAAGCCAGATACTCTGCTAATTCACTGTGAGGTATATCACGAACAGAATAATCTTTCTTAAAGTATTCTTTCAAAGTGTCTTGCTTCTTTGTGTCAAGCTCGTATCTTTCTGCACACATTTCAAGAGACAATGGTTTCTTCTGTCCTCTCTGTAGTACATAGTCACCCAACATAGTATCGAAGACTACTCCATCATACTTGAAACCTGACTCCCATAACCAGACAAGATCGTGTGCCACATTATGACATACCAGAACAGTCGTGTTGTCTAGCATATCTTGAACTATGCCTGTGCCATTTGGTGTCGGCTCTGATTCGCTGTGGTCAAATGTAACTATCTTTTCACCGAAGTCCCCTTTCATACCGACCATCACAAGAGAGTTATTCTTCTCAAATGGGTCAAGGTGCATCCGACCATTTCTTTTTGTTACTGTATTCTCTACATCTAATATTAATTTCATATTACCTCACACATAATTTTCGCTAGAATATATTTTAAATTTACTGTTCTTTGAACTTGCCCTATTTTTTATAGCTTTCATATTATCAGATACAGACACCCAACGCAAGTTATCTATAGCATAGTCTAATTTATCTTCATTTATATGATCTAGATTATAATTATCGAAAGGCAAATCATTGTATACAAAAGCCATGCCAAATATTCTGTGGCTATATATAGAACAACCTTGCCTGTCATCATCGTATAATCTATAGCAAGGGTAAACAGCACGACTAAAGCTAGGACGCAACACCTTGTCCGTATCATTGTTTATTAGATATGGAAAGTCCTCTCTGCCCTCATACTTTGGAAGTAGATGTGTACCACCAGTGGAATACACAGTGTATTTTCCTTTTCGTAGTCTTTTTATAAAGTCAGAGGTTCTGTTTAAGTCTTTTCTTCTTTGTCCTTTATCACCAAAGTAAATAGGAACTTCAGATATGTCTTTAATAGATTGGTCTATTTTAGTTTTCTCTGATAAAAATAAATCTAATTGGTTCATGCTGTGTACCTCGCTGTTTTGTAATCTAAATCACACACGATGCGACCATGCCAACCTGATAACTTATTCTTAACTACATTGATATGTCGCAGTGTACTTTCTTCCCCACCATCGTCATTACCACTCTTGTTGTTTACAGGAGCATCTTTCGCAATTAAAATCATCAAATCGGCTTCTGCCGCTTTTCCTGTACGACTACCTTCCATCATAGCTTGGTTGAGTACAACCTTGCCTTCTGCTTCGGCAGATAACTGTGACATGTAGAATATGGCACACTTATGTTGCTTGGCAATCATACGAGCATGGACAGCATTTGCTTTGAGAGCTTCGTCTGTCCTAGCAAACCCACCAGTTTTGGCAAACTTATCGCCCATATCCAAGACAACTACGTCAGGCTGATACGACTTGCATACACTCTCAACCCAAGACATATCTTTACCAGTGGCATCACGTAGCTTGACATTCTTTTGGATGGGTGCATACAACTCTTTTGCTTTACTAGGGTTCTCTTTTATCTGGTACTTGTCCATACCAGTAGCCGAAGTGAGGTAGCGTAGACCCACACGATGACTGCCCTCTTCATTACAAAGCACAATGCATTTAGCACCCTGCCTTGCAAAACCATTTACTCCTGCAATCAAACTCGCATGAAAAGACGTTTTACCTGTGTTAGGTCTAGCACCCACTTCAATCAGATGTCCATCGTTGACACCCTCAACGGCTCTAGTAAGTGATGGAATGTTAAATGCCCAACGTGCTTCCATATCATTCTTTTGTAACAAAGTGTCTACGTCCATATTATCCCACTCTATGTTGAGGTTAGGTGTGAAGTCATCACCATAGCTTTCTAAAATATTACGCAACGGCTCAAGATTACTCTGTGTACCATTCACATAATCAAATCCTAGATTCGCTATATCCTCGCCTACAACTTGTTGGAATAACTTTGACAAGACTTCCTGTGCTACGTCACTTCCTAAAGGTTGTTCTTGCTTTATCTTCTTAAACAAATCACTGTATGCACCTTTCTGTGCAGTAGTGAGTGTTGGATTGTTTGCCATAAACAATGCTTCTATCTCGTCTGGTGTAACAGTTCTTTCGTAGTTGTACATTGCTTTATCTACGGCAGTCTTAATCTTTCGTACATCTTTACTAAATAATCTGTCTGGACATCTAGCACCTCTGTGTTCTTCGTAAAAGCTCCTGTCCATAAGACTTCTGACTAAACTTAATTCCATGATGTATCTCCTATTCTTGCTAAATTTTCCATGTCAACTTTATTTTGATACTTCAAGTCATCTGTCAAACGTAAAACTTTTACCTCGTCCACATGCCCTCTTAACTCTTTACTGAACGCTATTGTCTTCGGTAGTGCATCAGGGTCTAATGCTACAACCACTGTCGAAAACTGCGAGAGATACTTTTTGTGTGATTCGACAAGAGATGTACCCAACACAGCAACTCCCACAAATTCTCCCCTGCCTACCACGCAAGCACTCACGCAGTCTTCAACAATTACAGCGACCTTACCATAACCAAACGAGTATGGCAAGCCACTATTCCCATATTTTTTCCATTTAGGTAAACTATTTCGCAAAGAACGTCCCACAGCATCTACGATATAGCCATTATCCATGATAGGAAATACAGCACGATTGTCCTTTACATCATAGTGTAACTCCCATTCGTCAATGCCAAACCTTGCTGTGAATCTAGTAATATCACGCTGTCCACTGTACGGAACTACATACTCTGGCATTGAAAAGTCAGCATTGTCCAACTCTTTTACAGCATAGCCTAAAGACTTTTTAATATCTTCAGAGGTAAGCTGAACACGGACTCCCCCAGAGATAGAACACGAAACTTTATAGCAATTCCATACGAGCTTACCCATATTATTTGTAGCTGTAAAAGTTTTGTAGCCATTACAGTTAGGACAATTCATACGCTTTGTTTCTCCATTACGTAAGTCTAACTGTAACACTAAACTGTATATATCATTTATCATAATGTATCACTTTCCGTGTCGGCATTTGAAATGCTTTTAACATGATTCGTTCTGGCTGTCAAAGCATTATTTGCACTCGTGTACGTATTTTTTATGTACGGCTGTACTGAACCAATGTTTGCGTGTCCTGTAACTGACATAATTTGACTAATATCTACACCTGCATCAACCATTTCGGTCACGCCTGTTCTTCTCAAGTCC